CTTTTGCAAATTCCTCTCTGTTTTCATTGATATACTTTTCAATTTCTTCTTTTACTGTTTTTTCAATAGTATTTTTTGCAAGCCAATCAAAGTATGGCATCGCACGCCAAGAATCCTTTTTCACGAACTCGCCCGTGCTGTCCACATACCTATCTGTCATCTCATGAATAGCATCACGAACTACAATTTCCGGATTTCCCAATGCTTTTACAATTCCTGCACTTACTTCTTCTCTAACTGCCGCTTTAATGACTTCATCACTAATGTTCAAACTCATCATATTAGCCATTTATTTTTCCTCTCTTTCCTTTATTTCTTGCATCTCTCTCACAATACGGAAGAGAACAATGCCCGTATTCCGCAAAATCAAAGAATCCTCTCTTACTTGCACTCTTCCAACGCTTGCATGACATACACCGCGCATCCGGTTGTGTGACGTTGTTGCTTATTCCAACTCTAGACATTCTACATCCTAGCTTTCTTAATGAAAATCCGCTTCCGGTTCTTTTTCCGGTCGAATATAACTGTCATCATATTCCTTATCAATAACGATAGCCGTTTTAGCTCTGGATAATCTCAAGAGTAGCACCTCAAATTCACTCAAGTTTCTAAGTGACGAAATCGTCAAATCCTTATAGGAAGAAAGTGTATATGGTTCTTCTTTTCCGTTATCCCATATCCACTTTGACACAGGAATTTCAACATTCAGTTTTTCATCATGCTCATTTTCAAATGTGATAACTGCTCTTTGCACACTGCTCCATGATGGCTTATCTTCCAGCTCAAACCGCATTTCACATTCCACGGATTGATAAGAAACGCCATCATCGTAATCAATGTCTAAATCTTCTGTGTCAATATCCCTTTCACATTGTTTAATCCATGCCTTGAACAAATCCGTAAGTTTGATTTCTTTCTGCTCCGGCTCCATCATAAGGTCTTTAAAATTCTCCAAAATCTTTTTATTTCCAATACAGAAATCCGAATTAACAATCTCTGTTAAAACAGAATCAAGTTTAGGAAGGTACTCTGAAAAATCATAACTCTCAATGTATGGAACCATGACTTCTTTTACCTTTTCCTCAATGGCATGCTTTGCATCTCCCCAGCGAAAAGCATCTTCGATTGCTCCTCCCAATGCATTCATAAATTTTTCTTTGACAATTTCACTTACTTCATCCGAAGATAAACTTTCCGATGCTATTTTCAATAATTCTTCTTTCATTTACACACCCTCAACTTTCAGCTGCTTGTCCTCTGTTACGCTCAAAAGAATTAACTGTGCATCCATATCCGGCACATTGAACTCATTCAGTGATTCTGCGTTATCTACGAAAATCGGTACGCTTACACCGTATAACTCGCTAAGAGAACGGATAATATCAAGTCCGGCTACGATTCTATGACCACTGTTTAAAGCCGAATACGGAACGCCATTCACAGTACACTCACAACAATCTTTCATACCGCCATTTAACTGCATTTCAAAGAGTTTGAAATTTACGGTCTTGAAATGGCTGTTAATAGATTCTGAAACCTTATCCAGCTTGAAACGAATGAACTCTTCCAAGAGATAAAGCATCTGTTCCTGATCGGCAACTTTCTGCCCGATTTCTTTCTGCTCGTCACGAAGCGTTTCGATACGATCATCAATCGCCACATTGTTAGCCGCCTGCGCAATAACCTTGTTCACCTCTTCAAGCTGACTCTGCAGATCGGCTTTCTCGGCTTTTAAATCAGTAACAACCTTGTCTGCGCCCTCGGATTCAACCTTTGCAATATCAGCAAGAATCTTGTCATGCTCTGTTTTCAGCTTCACATACTCTTCATTCTGCGAATAATCAGCTTCTGCCGGGATCTCGGATAACTGCTTTGCATAATCATTCTGCTTTGCAAGTGCCTTGGATTCCTGCTCTTTGAGTGCCACAATGTCTTCCTGCAACTTGGCGTTTTCCTTTGTCAATCGCTCAATATCAGCCTTGCAAGCGTTGCCCTTGTCAATCAGACCTTTAAGTTTTGCGCCCTTTGCATCATCAAATGCTTTGCGTGCATCCTCTAACTGCTTGGTGGCACGTGCCTTGGCATCTGCCTTTTTCTGCTCAAAATCAGCCTTAAGAGACTCAATCTTATCCTGCGGCAACTTCTGACCACATAAGGAACAAACCGTTGTAGATTCATCAAATTTCCACTTGGATTCGTCAAAGAGATATGGCATTTCATCAAATGCCTTGGAAAATTCTGCATTGTATTCAACACCAAGATTTTTCCGCTCTGCATCTGTATCGGAAATTGTCTTCTCATTTGCCTTGATCTGATTTTCCGCAGACTGAATCTGATTATGTAAGTCATTGAACTCTCGTGTTGCATCATCCTTGGCACTGTCAAGACCTCTACGTTTTGCGGAAAGTTCGTCATTCATGACCTGCATAATGCCGGACATATCAAATTGCAACTGCATTTCCTTGCTTCTCAAATCGCCTAACGTGCTACCGGCATTCTCCATTTTCTTGTCACATTCAGCGATTCTTCTTACCAGATCTACCTTTGCAAGTTCCTGCTCTGCCACGTCAACATCAACCTTGGATTTCTCGGCTTCATCAATACGTACCGGAATCTCTGACTGTTTCTTTTTCCACTCTGTAAGAGCTTTCTGAAATTTTGCACGAATATCATCCGTGGACGGTGCTTTCTCCAACTCGCCGAGTAATTGGGCATACTTAGCATCTGTCTGCGCCAGTTCAACATCCGATACATCCGTTACAAGGCGCATCAGAATATCCCGCTGCTCTTTCCATTTCATGGAAGAGAAATACTGCGGATTGGCCAGCATCTTGAACATATCCTCGCTCTGTGCCAGACTGGAAATATATTCTTTGAAATCAGCTTCACTTTTTGGATAACCGTCAATCTCAAATGAATTGACATTTCCCTGCAATGCAACAGTATCAGTACCACGTTTCTTAACCCAATTCTGCTTCTGAACCTTTGAAAGTTCCACTTCTTTCCCATCAACGTCAATAACTCCCACAACCTTAATTTCTACATTATCAATGCGGTTTCCGTCCTTATCTAATGGTCGAACATTAAACTTTTCCTCTCCGGCACTGTTTTTATTGAAAAGCAGCCATGTAAACGCATCGAAGATTGTTGTCTTTCCTGCGGCGTTCTGTCCTTTAATACTTGTCTTATTAGAGAAATTCACATCAAGGCTCTTAATTCCCTTGAAATTCTCCATATGTAATGATCTAATTTTCAGTTTCATTTTCCTTCTCCTTCCACTCTTTATATTTTTTAAGTGCCTCTTCAAAGCATGCTTCATCGTCAATATATCCAAGAGCTGACTCTATAATTTTTGAATTAATAGTTGTTCCCTTTTTCCCCATCAGCTCAATGTCTCTTTGGTGCTCATTTGCAATAATGGCACATGCTGTATGAACTTTCGTCCTGCATGCAACCAGATCTGCATATTCTTCAACGGAAATTGTAACGGTATTTTCTGCCATCTTAATTTTCCTCCTCTAATACATTGATTTTGCTTACAGACACCTCGTATGCTGTTCTCTGTTCTTCTGTTCCATCTTCATATTTCTTAATATATCCGCGGCTCTGAATGCGTCCATTGATCTCAATATGAGTTCCTACTTCCAACTGACCAACAAATCTTGCATTTCTACCCCAAACAACACATGGGATATAATCTGATTTTCCGTAGGAACGATTGACTGCGATTAATAAATCTGCAATTTCTCTTCCAAGCGGAGTTTTCCTGTAAATCGGTTCTTTGCATACATATCCGTCAAGCTGGATTTTGTTCAAATCTGTATGCTCTCCCGTATTCGCTTTTTCAATTTCACAGACGAATACATATAATAACAGACGATTTCTCTTTTCCTCATGTTTGTTATAAGAACTATACACACCGGAAACATTAACGGCAGTGCCCGTGTATTTATCATTCAGATTGATTAATCTCTCTGAAATAATTAATGGGATAATATCAGCCGTCCCACTTAATCTATCCACTTTGAGGTGCATATTATAAAATCCCTCTCCAAACACCTCATGGTTAAATTCCGGCTCTGTGATAATCGTTCCTGTAAATTCCACTTTATTGTTTTCTGCTCTCATATTTGAATTTCTCCTTTTCTTATGCTAAAATAGGCGCAAATAGCTTATGCTATTGCTTTGATTGGGAATCATTCAGCTTTGGTCGGTTCGGATGATTCCTTTTCTTTGCTGTAATCAGTGTCAAATGTGATATAGGTAATACCGTCATCGTCATCAGACTCACTTCTGTAATCGTAATCTACAATCTCTTCTGTATACTCCTGCCACTCCCCATCTATTTTTGTTCCTATATAAATAAGAAGTAATCCAATCAATACAGGTATAGCAGTGACCGGATACTCCGTTGCATCAATGCAGATGCAAAACAGAAAAACAACGGTGCCGATCATTTCAATTACCTTTGCAAACTTCTTCATAGACACATCACTCCTACCACTTATAGGAACCATTGGCAATCTCATCACCATACAAGGAAACAAAATCTGTTATTAATGCGATAAACTCTGAATTTGTCGGCTTTCCTTTTTCCACTGAAACCGTGTAACCAAAAATTTTGTTGATTGCATTTGTATTGCCATTTGTCCATGTAACTTCAATTGCGTGCCGGATTGATCTTTCTACTCTCCAGACTGTATCGCTGTTTTCTTCTGCGATTTCAGTATAGAGTCCTTTAATAATGCTGATAAGTTTACTTCTGTTTTCAAGACATTTCTCAACCGCACTTATTATGTAACCGTAACCCTTAAGGCTATGTTTTACGCCGATCTGATCTAATGTCTTTCTTAAAGCAATGTTCATTTGTCTATCCATGAATACCTCCTGTTAATCCTTTCCAACTCCGTATCTGATTGCCATTTCCTTCACAATAGCTGTATATCCCTCGATCAACTTCTTATCCTCTGCAATAATATCCACATAGGATAATTTGTCTCTGGTTGATTTACAGATACCCTCGTCAGCCATGCGCCTGCGCTTATTAGTCAGCCGCTGTTTCAGATTTACACCCATTCGCTTTGACAACAGTTCGTAGCTTTCGGCTCTTACTTGGCTGTATGCCTGTCCGCCACCAAGTTCCATGCTGATTTTTCTTAAAATATTTCCAGTATCATCACGCCATGATGTTGTATCAAGTGCAACCACTTCCCGAATACTCTCAACTCTCTGTTCCACATGGTTCAGTTGTTCCGCCTGCCGTTTCTGTTCTAACTGCTGTTCTGCTACAGAATTGAAAATCTTCTGGAACATCTGCAACTCCGGTGATAATTGGTTGAGGTCAATTACCTTCTGTTTCATGCGCTCTTCCAAATGCGTAAAATACTCACGCGCTTCTTCTGCTTTCTCTCCGTTTCCTTTCATGGAAAGTTTCTTTGCGAAATGTGCTGTGAGTTTGTAATCATCAGCAAAATTTCCTCTGCTACTTTCATTCGCCATTGATGGCGAGTAAAAATAATCCTCATTTTCAGTAGCAAATTCATTGTCTACAATATTCGCTTTCGCCCATCTGGAATAATGGCTTTTATCCATTTCCAAGAACTCATACAACTTCTTTGCGGTGGTCATTCCATTTTCATCGACACCAAGTGCAATCTCAATCGGCGTCTGCATTTTTGCTTGTTTTAACTCTTCCGTTTCCTCCAACTCCTTTCCGTGTTATAATTCCCTTATCATCAAATAAGGGAGGTGCTACAATGATTGAAAAGACAATTCATGACTTAGCTGTCACATATGCCAGTTCAAAACTTTCAGAATATGAAATTGACAAACGCGAAGCTCCACTTTGCGGAAATACAGAAATGTCATCCGAAGAAGTTCTGTATTTAAAAGCGGCATACGATTTTGCTGTCAAAAATCTTTCGGAGTAGGTTCGTACCTTTCTCCAACCATTGCATGAGAAACAGCTTCTTTTATCACTTCATGCTGTTTCTCCTCTGAAACGGACTGCTCAATGCGTTTTAGTGTACCGTCAATACTCTTTAACGTGTTGAGCATTTCTTTTAAAATTCTCACTGCATTTCTCCTTTCTCATTATTTTTAGGGCAAGCCTGTTCGTTAGCTAAAATCATTCCCTCTGCGACTCCGAGAACGTAGCTCTGTTTCTCTTTATCAAGTTTTGGAATTGCTTTTGAAATCCTAACAATTAGGTCTTTTTCCTTTTCGCTCATTTGGTTCACTTCCTTTCTTGTTGACTTTGTAAGCATACAATATCATACAATGTAATCAATGTCAATACCTTTTTGTTGACATTGTTAGCAATTAGTGATATATTATTTTTTGCAGGAAGGAGGTGCTTGATAAAATGAAAGAACGTATAAAATTTTTACGTGAAAAACTAGGGAAAAGCCAAGAAGAATTTGGCAAGGAACTTGGATTATCAAGAAATTACATTTCTTTAATAGAAAATGGTCAAAGAAATTTATCAGACCAGTCCTTAAAGGTTCTTTGCTCTTTGTATTCGGTAAATGAAGAATGGGTTCGAACCGGAAAAGGAAATATGGAAAAATCCAGAACAAAAAATCAAGAAGTTTTTGATTTTGCAAATAAAGTGATGGATTTGCCAGACAAAAAATTTAAGAAACGCTTTATAGAAGCATTGGCAAAGCTCGATGAAAGAGATTGGGAATGCCTAGAAAAAATTGTATTAGAAATAACAAAAGAGGGCTAATTGCCCTCTTTTGTTATATTTATTACTGCCTTTAGTATTTGACTTAAAATCCAAGTATCGTCAATTTCAGATATTTTTTTTATTAGCTCTTTTTTGTAGTTCTCATTTACTTCGTTTTCCCCCATATTGATTTCCTCCAATCATTCCGCACTTCTGATAGCGATAAACAAATTATAGAACTTATGTTCGATACCGTCAACCCCATTTGACAAATTGCTACAAATTACAAACTCGTTTGTAGTTGAGGGACAAGAAAACGCCTTATCCCGCCCCTCAGCCAGAACTTGAAGTGCCCTTATCGGACAATTTTATTTTACAAATTTTTCCACCATTATTCAAACCATTTCGGTCGCAAGTTTCGACAGGTAAATTTCTTATTGTCACAGAATGTCGATTGATTAGTTTAAATTTTGTTAAAAAATTAATTACTGGTTGAAAATTATGCATCTGCCAGTTATCTGTGATGAATTTTAAGTGAATAATTTTCCTTTCTGCCCGTAGGCTTTATGCAAAAGAGCCGGCTACACAACACATGGTCATGTAATCGGCTCTTAGGCTCTTGATTTTATTATATTTAATTTTTAATGCAGTTTTTTTACAGCTTAGGTGCGATCTTTACCATATTTAACCATTCCTGCACATTAAGATTTGAACCTGAGTTCTGATAAGTACTGAGTGTACCAGTCTGTCCCGGTCCGAAAGTGCCACCACTCGTTACCTGTAAAGTTGATGCACCGCCGGATACCGCAGGAACTCTGACTCGTCCCATGACATAGTTAGATGTTGTATTTGTTATAAAAACTTCACGAAACCCATTTGCGTTTGAACTGAAAGTGACAAGACCTGTAATAAGATAATACCCATCATCCGGGACAGTGAAATACTGCACGACAGGAGTTTGGTCATTATAATTTGTTGCAGTATTGGATAAGGCAGATACATTATTTTTGGCATCTGACTTTTTTAAATATGTGTCTGGAATGTTATTACCATCATAATCTGCACTAGCACGGGCAACTCGTACGCCAGGATAAGTATCATTCTGCTCGTTGTGTGCAATGAGATCTATCATATTATCATTATTAATATTAAACATTGGCATAAGCGAACCCATAATTCCAGACCAGTCGCTTTTCATTATTTTAATAAAATACTTATTTGCTAAACCGCTGTTTAACGATGATATCGCCCCGGTACAAGTACCATTCCCAATCTTAGAAATGTCTGTCGTTCCAAGCATTTTATAGAGATACCGCACATTCTTGAACATCTGTGACACCTTTGCAAAAATTGAAGAGTGTTTTTCGCCGCTTGATAATTTTGATACAGTCGTCCACGCTGACGCTGATCCGTTTGCCACATCACTACTCGTAAAAGTTGCTGTATTCTCTGCTGTATCTCCCCCGGTTGACACTGCGCCAACATCTTTTGCCGTAAGCACTACATTTCCACGACGGAAAGAATCTTCATTTACACCTTTGATTCCGGTAACTGGAGTTCCGGCCAGCACGTCCCACTTTTCATCTGATGTTTTATAAATATTGGCACCTGCCGGAATTACATTCCCGGCTCCCTCTTTAAAATCATCCGTGGTTGTAAATTCGTCTGAAATATTGAACATCCACCCTGTGCTAACATCCGCAAGTGCCGGAAGATCTGCAAATGCAACTGTTCCGTGTGGCTGCAATCCACCTTTAAGTCCTTCTGATACATCTTTTGCCTGCTGATAGTAATACTTGGCATTGTCAGAATCCTCGCCCTCTCTGCTTCCTGTACCACCAACAGCATAACTCTGTGCCTTGGTTGCACTTTCTTCTGCAGATTCCGCCTTACCGATGATCTCCGCAGCCTTTTGAGTTGCAATATCTGCTTTTTCGGCTGCTGTATCAGCTGACTGACTGGCGGATGATGCTTTCTCCGTGGCTGTGGCGGATGATTCACTGGCGGATGTCTCACTGACTTTTGCGTTGCTTTCGGATGCCTCTGCCGCCGTAGCTGACTTCGCTGCCGCTGTCTCTGACGCTTTGGCATTGGTTTCGGATGTTTTTGCCGCTGTTTCACTGGCTTTTGCAGCATTCTCACTTGCTTTGGCGTTGGCTTCGGACTTTGCCGCTGCCTGCTGGCTTGACTCTGCCTTTGCCACTTCCACTTTGATTTTCGCAAGATAGTTTGGCTCCAAGTGTTTTTCCTCGATGCTACCCTCTTTGACGATGGCAGACACTTTTCCATCCTTATCAATATAAAAAGCTACCGTATCAGAATCAAGGAACTCATACTGTGTAATCAGTGCCGACAGGTCTATGTACTGTTTCGTGCCATCAATCAGAGTCAGGATAATCTGCTGTGTAGTCGGGTTATAATCGAAGTTGATTGCGATTTTCTCCATCTGTGTATCAATCGTAATCTTAGAACCGTTCTTTTTTGTGATCGTAATGATTCCGGTCGATTCCTCAAAGGTCACGTCTGCAACAAGAGTTGCTACCTCTGTCTTGGTTGCTTTTGTCGCATCCAGGGTAACTACATTGTCGTCAATAATGCCGATAGCACTATCCATTTTGTTGAGGTTTCGTTCGTTCAACGGAGTCTCATCGCTTGGGTAATTCTCCCAGTTGATAGGTACGTGTGCTTTATTCATGTTCCTTGCCCTCCTTTTCCATGTCTTTCTCCATCTGTTCCCGTTCGGCAATCACATTTCTATTTGCTTCTGATTCGATCTGATGCAAAATATCTTTAAACACCAGATATTTAACCTCAACCGGAATACTTTCACAGGCATTTACATAATTAATAATGTCATTCTCAAACTCTCGGATTTCTGCGTTAATCATAAACTTTCCACCTTTTCTTTCAGATTTTCTATCTCTTCATGCTGTAACTGCACTGTGGCTACCAGATCTGCAATAAGTTCCGTATATTTCAGTCCGTAATACTTTTTCCCATTGCTGTCTGAAAACGTTTTTGGACAAATATTCCACCCTTTTTCCGCTTTTTTCAAAACATCCTGTGCAATAAATCCATGATGGAACCCATCTTTTTCGAAATTATAACGATACGATTTTGCTCTTAAAGAATAAATAAACTCAGATGATTGCTTTTTGCTTAAATCTAAAATTGTGTTTTTTATTCTTTTGTCAGATCCATTAATTACTCCACCTCTGAATCCACCTACTCCGGTATCTCCGTCTAAATGGATCATCATGTGGTCATTATCGTTTGCGCCTTTATGCAATGAAACCTGATTATATTGAACCGTACATTTATGAACAGGACTTTCAAGCGTCCCTTCCACTGTTCGAAATCCATCCGTTCCCATCTGTACAAGTGTTCCACTGCGTTTAAATTCAATAAGGTTTTCTACAGACTCTTCCGCTTGAATATGCATATATCCCCCGGTCATTTCCATAGAACCTTTTAATTCAAGCAGTTTTGCTTTAATTTTGATGCCCTCGGCTGACTGGTTGATTTCTGAAACAACACTATCTCTTGTAACTTTGCTTTCGATCCCCTTTGATGTCTGCGTAATCGCACTGGACATATTGGATGAAAGCTGCTTAAGCGTGGTTATCAATGTCCATTTATATTTACCGCTGTTAATTCCGCCATCCGGATCGCAGCCATACAATTTTCCACTATCCTGATCTAAAAAACTGTGTCCATTATATTTGGATGATGCAGGGTAAGTATCTTGGGGTTTTCCAAAACCATAATAATTAATATCATAGCCATCAATATTCCATGCCTTCAACGAAGCACTGACTTCTGACCGTATCTTAGTTGCAGTTACCTCTATCTTTCCGGACAAATCGCCCTCTGCTTTGCTTGCTCTCGTAACTTCCGCTGTAATCTTGTCCTCATTAATTTTAATGGCTGCCGCAAGTTCAACTTCCTGTCCCTGTGCCCTTTTAACTTCTGCTGTAATACTGCTCGCATTTTGCGTGATTCTCGATGATAAACCATCCGTTGTATTTTTAACTTCTGTGCGAATTTCGGTTGCAGTTTGCGTGATCTGTGACTGCAATCCCTTCTCAACATCCGTTATCGTGCTCTGCGTCTTTTCGATAGTCCGCTCCAGCACATTACTCTTGCCTTTGAGCTTTAAAATACTTTTCTGTATACCATTCGCTCCATTCGTCCGGTACTCTTCCCCGTCCGCTTCCAAATCATCACGTAAAGCCTGTATGCCTTTCATAGTTCTTTTCAGAATATAGGACTCGATCAGTTCATATCTGGTCGGCAGCCGCACTGCATCCCCGACCTCAAGGCACGGATTTCCTTTGCAGTCTGCCGTAAACGGGCGATAAACAATCCCCCTGATCTTTGAAAGAACATTGTTTGCAATGCTTTTTAATTCTTTCGTTCCTTTACCATAGACAAGAAAATTATCCTCGATCACATAGGCATTGTCTCCGGTGCCTACGATCACGCCAATATCATTCTTCTGCTCCCTGATCTGAAGTTTATTAATGGTTTTGACAAGATAATCTTCATATGTGGCAGTAACATAGAATCCTTTTCCTATCTGCGTACTCTTTGGATCGCGCGGAAACAGATCATCTGCCGGATAAAGGTCATTTCTCGGATATAATCCCTGTATCTCCTGTTCCAGATAAATATAATGAAACTTCCCGTCGCGCCCCATGTGCCCCATACAGCCATTGATCTCACAAATACAGGACAACACTTCCTTGCCACTCATAGATTCGCCTATGATGCTCGATTCCTCTGTATCAGAACTTGTCTCACTGGATGGCGTGACCGCAACTGTTTTCTCAATAGACATGTTGTCATTAACCAGTATAATGTCAGCCTGCTCAATTCCGAAGTGCTTAAAAAAGCTGTTCCGGAACTGTTTCATTGTGACTGGATCATACACTGTAACAGTCGTTTTATTCCCGTCTTTGTCTGTCTGCTGCTCTTCGTGGGATGGAAATACAGTGTTGTACCATGCAGCCACATCTGCATTTAAAATGTCATAAAGGGCATCATATGCAACCACATCACGGCACGACCTGTCTGCCGTGGGCGTATCAGAATCAACCTTATATCGTCCGAACTGGAACGGGATATCTGCATGTCCACCAAGAGACATCATTACCGTCATCCATCTGCCCTTCATTGGCAAAAATGTATTTGACACCGTAAATTTAATCATGGCAGCTTCACACGAACCAAACGTCAATTCCTGTTCTGAACACAAACTTTCGGTCAATTCGAATTTTTCTTGGTGTAGCTCTGTATTTGTGATATTGATTTTTCCATCATCAGATACGATGGATAACTGCTTATCGACCGTATCTTTTTTGAACAAGTCGCCATATTTATAATTAACCACCGTACACACCCCCTATGAAAGCAAGTCGAACTGAATTGTAACGAATTATCCCATCATATGTTCCGTATATCGTAGGCTGAAAATCTGCCATATAACCGTACTGCGTCACATAATCGTCATATTCCGGGATATACGCTGTGATATAGCAGGCTCTCCCTGTCGCATTTGTGAACTGACTTCGAATATTGTTTAAAACCTCACTAAAAGTCTTATTTGTCAGCATTGCCCGTGTCTCAAACTCCACTTTTAAAGCCTTTAATTCCACGGCATTTCTATGCAGATAACCGTTGGCATCCGTATAATCATCTAAATCCTGCATATTAACATATGGACTGTATGTTTCTGCTTTCATAAACGACATCGGCACTGTGTAATTTCCAATCTTTAACAACCATCCGCTGTACGCCATGCGACCACCTCCAATCAAGTTACTCTTTCAGATTTACAAATACGAACACCGTTATCATCACTTAAAAATAAGATTTCAGTTTTTCCGTCCGGCAGAATATCCGCCACAAGGCAATTATTCGGATTTCCTATTGGTGTCTGGTTTTCCGAGCACTTACCCCAGTCTATTGGTTTATATTTTTTCATGGCTATTCTCCTGAAAATAGGTATAAAAATAGCACCTACCGTGTATGATAGGTGCTAAATAAATCAAAAAAGAAGCGCATCTCTGCGCTTCCTCTTATATTTTCTGTATTGTCGCATTTTCCACCAATAAGTAATTACCATCTTCCATTAGCGATAAATGATAATCTTCTTCAAAGTATTCATAGGTTAATTCCATTTCCTCTTCTTTAAAATCTTTATAGCTTTTGTAAAGAGTAACGCAACCTTTTTGACCGTTTGTTGCAGTAAAAACATAACCGCCCAATGGTAAATCTCTACCAACAAGATATCCTCCAGATGGATAAATCCCTTTTTCTTTGTCGTACATACATTCTTCTCCTTTAGTTTATTATTCTATTTATCTGCTCTTCCAGTAAAATATACTTCTGCATGATCGTATTTCCCATAGCAATCAAGCTGATCTGAAATAGTTTTCCCTGGTTTAATCTCACTGTCTGAATCTGTAATATATGTGCTGTTGTAATTTACCACATTATTACTACTGTCAAAAAATATTGCATACGCGCTTACAAAAAGCGCCGGATTTGTGCTGTTATTGGTCACGGATACAGTCACGTTTTCATCATTAAATGTCTGTTCAACGGATAAATCATTTACAACCGGTTTATAATATGGGTTTTCGTCATAATCTAAGGTATAATCCACCTTGTCAATTCCGGACACACTATCAAAATAGAAAACACCAATAGATGTTTCTCCTGCCCCCAATACATCAATGCTCATGTCGGCGGCTCCTATTGAATTCCCGCTTAAATCTTTGGCTGTAGCGTTTCCAGAAATTGCGACATCCGTGTTTGAATTATTTGTTACAATCAAAAAATCTAATGT